TTTTAAAAACTTCTTTGTATTCCGGTGAGTCCATAAGTTGTTTTGCTTTACGACCAAACCTTACAGATAATTCTGTTGTGTTAGTTGATTGAATAATTTTTAGTTTAGGATTACGACCCACCATCCAAGCAGGTAATAGATATGATGCAAACTCAGACTTAGTATGTCTAGGTGCCATATTAATTATAACACGTTTTACTTTACCATTAGCAATATCATTAAATTTTTTAGCAACTTGTTGATGATGTTTACCTTCAATAAAATCAGGCCAAACATGTTTGACGAACTTCATAAAGTCTTTTTGTATATCAGCTTCTTTTTTCTTATCTTTCCATTTAGCCATATACAAAGCTAATTGTCTTTTTACATCAGGGGGGAGCTTTTCAAATTTCTTTAATTTTTCTATATCCATAAAAGTGCATTCGAAAAAAAATTTTGCAAAATTTTTTCAGTCATGTTTTAGAAACCTAAAAGTATTTTACGGCTATGTTTATCCAAACCTTTGTATAAATACGTATATGTCAAGATTCCTTTTTGTCGCAGTATAATTTAAAAATAAAAAAAACGCAAATTTTCGTTTGCGTTTGGTACCTCTACGAGGCGCCTGCGACATTTTGTCGCAGGCTGCTTGGTGCGACGTATTGTCGCACCTTGTACTAGGAGGCTAGTCTAGTAAAACCATGTAGGCGTCAGCGTTGTTTTGTCTAAACCAATTAAGGTTTGCCCGAACCTTGTCCCATAGTTTAGAACCACCGTAACCAATTTTGTTATCTTCTAAAGTCGCTAGATATTCATAATAAAATATTGCATCATGCTTCTTAGCTTCTTCTCTTGTTAGCATTACAGATTCACCGCTGAATCTGTTTACTCTTTTGTGTGTCTTTTGTTCTGTCATATTTCCTCGCTTTGTTATGTGCCCATTATAACATCAATGGGCACGTAAGTACATTGTCAACTTTGTCGCACTTCAATCTCAGTATTATAATAATTTCCCCATTCACTTTTTACTTTCTTAAGATCTTCAATAGGTGTTTCAAGGGGCTCGGTTCTTGGATATAGCCCAATGAATTCTTCCCAATGTGCATATGCAAAATCATTCCAACAACCTTGACTACAAAAGTGTGAAAACAAATTATTTGCATTCCAACTATTTTGTGCAATCTTACGAGTTCTTAAAACCTTTTGACCTTTAACACCTCGCACTCGGTCAAGTGTTTTTGATTTATGGCAGTTTGGCCCATGGCACCAATTATGTCCCTCACTCATTCCAACTCCTTTTCATTCTTCTCATTTCACTATAAAGTTCTTGCATATGTTGTTGACTACAACTGTCAATCCAATCAATCAACTCTTTACGCATGGACTTTTGTTCTTCGTATGCTTTTGCTTTATTTTTACTTATTACTTCAAAATGTTCGTCTCTTAACTCAGCCATATTAACCCCTATCTATTATTGTCCAACTGTCTGTTGCAGTTCGGTATTCGTTTTTATCTACATCAAAATAAGTCATCAACATTCTGTTTGCTTTTGATGTCCAATACTTACACTTGTCAGTCCATAGTGCATTTCTTGTAATTGTCTTTTTATCTTTTGCCGAAAAGTATCTTACTTTAAATGGTTTGTTGTTTATCATATTTCCTCGCTTTCTATGTGCCCATTATAACACAATGGCGAGAGTATCGCCATTGTGCAGATTGTCGCAGTTAGTTGATTGCCTCTTGTTGCATTAAACCTTTTGCAATAGCAATTTTTTGATCTCTAGTTAATTCAACCTTATCTTCTAAAAGACTTGCCAAATTTTCTGGACTATAAATTGATAATGCCATTGAGCTACTTTCATTCAATACACTTTCATTTAAAGGTACTCCAAGTTTATCTGCAAGTAATTTAGCTTGGTCAAAGTATCTGTAAGATTTTAAACCTAGTCTTAATTTACTCATCTTATCTTCAACGTAAGAAAATAATTGTTGATGTGATAGTTTAACATTTTCAACTGCTTGATTATACATTTGAAAAACTTTAATTGTATCTTCATCAACTTTAAACTGTCTTGAATGACAATAAGAAGTTCCTATTGTCCAAAGTTTAAAATCATTTTTCCATTCATCTTTATGATAGAGTGTATTTCCTGTTTCATCATTCCTACGACCATAACCCAAAAAGTTTTCAACTTTACTTTCCATGTCATAATAAACAGGATTTCTTTTTGAATAATCATCTTGAAGTTTTAATTTATAATCTGCGTCAAGACCTTTTGCATTAATCTCATCTCTATAATAAGACCTTGCAAAATCTCTATCATCTAAATCAAACTTAACATGTTCTTCGTTTTCGGATTGGTACTCTCTACCCTCATCATCAACTTTAGTGATTGGTTGCGTGAAGTAAAAACAATTATCTTCATACAACTCGCCACCTGCACGATTATATTTTTGTGTCATTCTTCTAATCGTGTCAACATCTTCTTGCGGTTGATGTGCTCTTACAACTTTTTCTGCAAGTGATTTTGTAATCTCTCTTGCATGGTTGTAATTTTCTATTGCTTTTAGATGTGTTTGTCTTTTGGGATTATCTTCACTTTCCCAATGTGCTTTGAAAACATCTGCAATAGTTTTTCTTTTTTCTGCATTTAGTGTTAGTCTTTTAGTCATTTGACCTCGCTTTCTATATTTATTATACAACTAAATTGTGTCTATATTATGACTGCCATTTGCCATAACAACTGTATCTTTACTATCATCTAAATAAGTATCCACTAATTGTAAATGATAACTTGTATCTTCTTTTTCATTATTCAATTCATCTAAAGCTAAAAGTTTTCTTGTAGCAGTAGTTAAATCGTAAAATGTTCTGTCATGTATATCATATCTCACAGAGCCTAAAAATTTATTCTTTTTAATTATGAAATATTTTAAGTTTTCGTTTTCCATGTGTTTTTTGTCCTCTTGTTGTTGGTTTTATTTTTAAGTCTAAAGGTATGTAAAAATCTAAATCATCAATTATACTTTCACTTTCCCAAATTTCTTGAGCGAAAATAAAAGTTTGATTTGTTAAATTATTCATTTCACAATTTAGTTTTACATTTTCTCTTTTGACTTTCATGCGATTATTCTACAATAAAATTGTGGCAACAATATGTCAAACCATTGGTCATTATTGTCGCACCCTGGACAAATTGTCGCAGTGACAATTTGTTTCTTGACTTGGTCAAGATTGTCGCATTATGCATCATGACATAATTTTGCCACAATCCTATATTATTATATATTCATGTTTAATTTAACAAAGCGAGGAAAAATGCCTAGATACAAAGTACACTATACGGCAGACATTTGGGAAACTGTAATTGTTGAAGCAGATACACCAAAGAAAGCTCAAGAACTTTTTGAAACTCATGATGATAAATATTTTGAAGCTAGAGAAGATGAGCCAGAGCAAATGGGTATGGAAAACATTAAAGTTGATAAAGTAGAGGAAGCATAAAATTTAAGAATTCCCCGAGCGTAGAGCGGAATTAAAAAACTCACTACGCATGGGACTTGCACCAGAAAAAGCAAGTAGGATTAGATCCTCCTGGAAGATAGCCATTGGAGGATCCTGATCCCTGGACATTGGCACTGGATACAGTGTTAGGCCTGTTACCGCGGTTATTAAAATAAAGCACGCTGGCCTCAATCCAATGTCCTGGGATCAGTTTAGAATGATTATAAAGTAAAAATTATTATGAAAGTAAAAGCACAAGCACCAAGCCACAAGCTGCGACAAATTGTCGCAGGGCAATTTGGTAAATTGACAAAGCCTCAAGCGTCAAGCAACAAGCTGCGTCAAAGTGTACAATGTTTTGTACCTGGTCGACGTGTTAAGAATCGATTCAGGAGGAATATATGAAAATAAAAGAAGCATTAAAAATTACAGACAGCTTTACAAAGACGTCTAAGATGCCTGGACTTAGTTACAGTTTACCAGCCTGGGAATGCAAGACTGGATGGAAGCTTGCTCAGGTTCCTGGCACGCCATGCTTTAGCTGCTATGCTAAAAAAGGAAATTACACACGGTACCCAGCAATTAAAGCTGCACAGTATAGAAGGCTAAAAGCAATTGAAAACCCTCTATGGGTTCAGGCAATGGCTGCTAAAATTAAAAATCAAAAATGGTTTAGATGGCATGACGCTGGAGACGTTCAATCAAAAGA